CTGCTTCTGCTCCTTCCTTAACTGAATTAGGAATCCAAGAACTAAGATAGGTAGACAGTGTTGCACCACCTGCCCTAGCTGCCTGAGAGCCTCCAATGAGGGCTAACTCTGGTGCCTGATAAAGCTGACGTAGAAGGCTTGGGTCGTCTCCCATAACGTTTTGTGCCCTACGAGACACCTCAGGACCAAACCTTTCTAGTTCTCCCCTAAGCGTTTCTCGTGCAGCCATCTCAGGTTCAAACCCACGAAGAGCAGGAGGAGTAGTAGTAGGCGCACCATAAAGGTCTGCAGCAGCTTGAGCCAACTCTTGTGCTGCTGCTTGGTCCCCTGCCGCTAAAGCAGACTTAATAGCCTGTTGATACTGCTGTTGTGTAATCTGCATAAACGCCTCTTACTATTGCATTGCTTGCTGTAAGTACAAGTTAGCTTCGTCAGACAAACCCGGAACAGGCTCAAAAGGACCTGTAGGCGTGACTTCAGGTTCAACCCTTTCTGGGGGCATGTCAACCAGAGGGTAGAAACCTCTAAGAATTGCTTTTTCTGTTTCTGTTTGTAAAGCGTCGTTAACACCATTCCTTAATTTATTGTAGTTTTTTATGTTTAACACATTTGATTTTCTAACAATGCTTAACAAACGTCGCATAGCTTCTGGGTTGTTATTTAGGTTAGCTGCAGTAACTGTTTTAGAAAACTCTAAATCTTTATCTGATAAACCTGTACCAGCACCTAAGTTGGTAATATAGTCAGCAATAGCTCTACCGCCAAGGCCTATATATTCTTCAGAGTCTATTACTTTATTTGCGTCAGTAAAGTCTGCTCCTATTAATAGACCAATTCTAGCTAAGTCTTTTCTAAACTCAGCACCATAGCCTGTTATAATATCACCCTCTTCAAGAATATCAAGTTGACGATCAATACTTTCAATAGTTCCTACAGCTTTTTGTGCTTTATCAACTCCAGTTGAAAGTCGGTCAATTCCCGGACCAATTAGTTTTTCTGCTACACTACCACTTAAGTTTTCAATTTTTTGTATTTCAGGCGGCGCTCTGCGTAAACCCAGTTGTTGAGCAGAGACCCATGTGTTGTTCTCTCTGTCGTACACCTGTCCTCCTTCGGTACGGAAAGGCATTACCTCACCGTCCTTCAAGAAGAACTCAATGTCACCACCACGTTGGCCTGTGAGTACGTCATTAAACACTTGGTCAGGCGCTTGGCCTAGTCCTAGTTCATTAAACAGTTTATCACTGATGCCACGCTGTCTAGCCAACTGCTTACGCTGGGCTGGTGTTTGCGTTGGCATGTTCTTGAGGCGGTAGTCAATCATCGTTCCTACAAGGTCCCCAAGTTCCTTAGTGTCAGTTACGTTTTCAATTTGAGCCGCTAAACTGTCAAGACCAAGGTTTTCGGCTTGAGTTTTGACTTGGGCCTTTCGATTAGCTAAGGCTTCTGCGTTTGCTTCCTGAGTCGCTAAGTCTCTAGCAGCAGTAGCAAGTTTAGCTGCGTTTTGTAGATCACCTTGGGACTGGTAGTACTGAGCTAAACCTTGAAGACCTTCAACAGTGTTAGGATCAAAACCAGCTAGTGTTTTACGCTGTTCTTCCAGCATTTGTTGCTGTTGTACTTGTCCGGGGATTTGACCAATTTGTCGTCCCAACATTCCCAAGTTTTGAGCAAAGCCCGGCTTTGTTAGAGCACTTAAAAAACTTTGTGAATAAGTAGCCATTATGTTATCCTCAACTTCCTATGTAGTCTACAATTGCGTCTACGATACTGCTTCCGCCTGATTCATTTGGAGTAGCTAGACCAGACAACAGGCCTGTACCAAGCTGACCGAATAGCTCTGCCTGTCCAAGACCTGAACCAAGTAGTGCTTGTAGTCCGCCCATTTCTGCCTGACCGAACAAACCAGCGCCCTGTAGTTGAGCACGTTGAGCCAACTCTGCCGCAGGCATACCCGCTTGTAGTACATTGAGCGCCTGAGCTTGTGGCATGTAAGCAGCGCCAAGAGCGCTTGTACCAAGCTGTTGTTGCAACCGTTGCAAACCAAGTCCACCACCAAGTAAACCTTGACCTGCAGTCAACGCCTGTAGTGCCTGTTGCTGTCGTGCGGCGTCCAGAGCCTGCTGTTGTCCTGCTAGGTTTGCACCTAAGCCTGCAAACTGTGCGCCAAGACCAGCCTGTTGAGCCTGAAGACCTCCCGCAAGTCGAGCTAACTGGCCTACTTGACCAGCAGCAGTAGCAGCTCTTCCAAGACCTTCTGACTGTAGTTGTGACTGTATTTGTTCTGCCGACAAACCAAGCTGTGACAACTGTGTTGCACGTTGTTGTGCTTGAGATTGTAGCTGACTTGACAAACCAGCTTGTTGTGAGAACATACCACCAAGAGCTTGTGCTTCACCTAAAGCCCTCTGACGTTCTGCTCCTGCCTGTTGCATAGCTGCTAGTGACGCCCTATCTTGTGCTTCTTCTTGTGCCTTAGCTAATGCAAGAGCTTCTGGAGTGCCTCCAAATTGTGCTGTACGTGTACCAAGGCGTCCTTGTGCTGCTAGCCGTTGTTCTAGCGCAAGACGCTGACGTTCTTCTTCAGGACGTTGTGTAGCACGTATGCGTTCAAAGACTTCTGCTTCTCGTGCACCAGTAGGTTGCAACACTTGCTGTGCCGCTTGTCCCGCAAGACCACCGTACTGTTGACGTAAGGCTTCTACGTCCGCAGGAGCAGCGGTATCAAGACCAGCCATGCCTAAGCCCAACGCCTGTTGTCCTAGCTGACCTATGCCAGCACTAGGCTGCTGACCCAAGAGTCCGCCTACCTGTCCTGCAAACTGTCCACGAAGAAGATTTATGTCTGCAGGCTGTGCTCCAGCAGCACCCATGAATTGACCACCAAGGCCAAAGGCTTGCTGTGATGCAGCTTGAGTAGGAGCCATGCCAAACGTAGGCTGACCCATTAGTTGTTGACCTGCACCAAGAGCACCAAGGCCTGCTTGAGTTAGCTGCGCTTGTCCTGCAACAGGTTGTCCAAACATCTGACCTGCTTGGCCCATCAACTGTTGAAATATAGCCTGCTCTTGTGGTGACAAAGACACACCTAAGCCACCTTCAGGAGTTGTTGTAAGCGCTCCGCCAGTACCTGTAGTAACAGTAAAAGGTCTAAACTGTGTTTGTTCAAGCTGTTGTTGAGCGAGTGTACCTGCTTCTCTACGAGCTTGTTCACCTATATCACCAAGTCGTTGATAGGCTGCTCCTGTAAGAAGACCACCTGCAGCAGCAATGCCTCCTATACCCAAAAGTCTTGCTAATTCTTCACCCATTAGTAGGTACCTCCGTCAATTGTTCCTGTAGACAGCGTACCTGTAAATGTCAATGCAGGAATTGTCACTGTGCCTGTAAAGGTTGGTGAAGCAATGTCTGCCTTTGTAGCGATAGCTGTAGATATGGCGTCAAACTCTGTTTCAAATTCAGCGCCCTTAATGATTTTACCGCTGTCCCCAGAAGGTAGACTGTCTTTAGCGGCAAAGTCAGTGGTCTTAGTATAGTTACTCATAGTACTTTACCCATTAGTGCTAATACGTTAATCTCTTGGAGAGACAAACCTGAACCGTCTATGTCTGCTTCCAAACCAATTGTTATAACTCCACCGCCTCCGGTAGTGTTTATGCCACGGCGTGACGTAAGATCACCACCTGTAAACTCTGCTGTACTGTTAAACTCACTTTCGTTGAAGTAACCAGTAACCTGATTACCTACTGTAAACTCTGCAGTTTGAAAGAATGTACCAAAGTCATACGCCCACTTAAGAAACATGATGGCACTATTAGCACCAACAATGGTGGGCCGTAGCTTCTTTAGTATCTTTAGCCTTGAAGGGTCACCAAAGGTCAAACCGGGGCTGTAGTACTTAAAGCGGTACTTTTCACCGTTGTCTCTGTAGCCGCTGTACTGACCAATGCCTTCCGTGTTACCAATTAGTAACGTACCGTCGTCCTTTCTACCGTAAGCTGTAAAGCCTGTACCGGGCCAGCGTGTTACACGGTAAGCTCCATTTTCTAATGTTCCTCGAACGTCGAAGCAGAAGGTTGTGTCTTGAGCCGTGAAAGTCAACAAGTAAAAGCCTTCTTCTGGGCTGTACACTGAACGAAAGAACTCTGTTTCATTCTGCAGCAAACTAATAATGTCTTTTGAAATAGTGCTTGACAAACTAGTAATAGGCATTGACTTTTCTTGTATTGTTCTGCCAAAGCTTTTTAGGCCGGTGTGTGACAAAAACAAAACATCTGCACCTGTATGCTGTACAGTGTCTCTGTCAACACAACCAACGCCTGCTACAG